GCTTTTTTCATGACCTCTTGAATTGTTAAACCAGTATCTGTTGCATATTTCGCATAAAAAGCTAGTAATTCTTTAGCTATTTCAGCATACATTTGTAAAATAATTCGTTCTACTTCTATTACTGCTTGTGCATCCGCTAATGATTCAGCGTTTATGACATTCTGGGCGCGTTCTAGCCAATAATCATAACTATTGGGCATAATTATCAATCATTTCTTTATCGTCGCTAAAATGGCCGTTAAAATGCGAATTATCAGCTTGTTCTCTAGTTTTTCTCTGCTCATCTTCCATTTTTTTAATTTCTTCATTAGGATTATCAATAATAGGCAGTATTTTTAATCTAGTTTGTTCAGAAACGCCACCATTTAACGCATTAAAGGCTTCAATAGATTCTAATAATGACTTAGGTAAGTTGGGAGTAAATGTGATATCAATCTTTGAATAATCATGTGAATAAACACCTGTTAAATTAATATTTTTCAGAAGTAACTTGTACCGCTTCATTAATCCTTTTTTAAATAAGCGTTCTTTAATTGCTCTAACTTGTTCTAAACCAAAAAGTTTATACTTCATTGATTCTCCAGATTGAACGCCACTAAAGTTATCATCATTCAAATCAGGCGTATTAGTAAATTTATGAATATCTTTTTGAAGTCTAGTTTTATATGCTTCTGCACCATTAACATCATATTGCTTATAAATATATTTAACTTCAGCACTTCCATCATTACCATTAGCATTAATACCTGGCTTCACATGAACCATATTTGCTTGTCTGAATTTCTTAGCTTCCTCACCATCAATTTCTATATTTCCGACAATTGCTAACATAGCATCATTTAAATCAGTCATGTAATTAGCAGTATCTGATTGAGCGCTATCATATAAATCTATAAGTGATAATACATTTTCAAAGTCTCCTTGTTTAAATTGATCATTAGTATATTCAATTATTGGAACATCTTTAAAATAGTGAGGCAGTTCATCTATTGAACTAATTGTTCCACCTTTAATAGTTACATAATATATTTTTTCGTTCGTATAAATCTCAATATTTTGAAGTGTTTCACCGTCAACAGCCTTAGTATCATAGTATCTAATACCAGCTATAATATTTTTATCAATGCTCTTATCATAAATAATAAAAGTACTCTTAGGGTCTAAAACCTTGAATGTATCTTTACCTTCTTGATTACGGTACACAATCTCATATGCTCGGCCATAAATAGAAAGATTAAGTGCTAAATCACTATTAATAGCATCAGCATCGTTATTATTATTTAGCTGTATAATAATTTCATTTGTCTTTTTATCTTTATGTGTAATAGTTATAGGATTACCAGTTAAATAACCCACTATAAACCTTGTTACATATTTCGCATAATTATGGACTGCCCTATGATCGGCTTTATCTGTTAAATCTTCAATTCTTCTGTTACTCGATAATATATCTGTATTTCTATTTAGATAATAAGCTTCTAACATATTTAAACGTGGCACTTGTTCTTGCTTATGTTTATTAATAAGGCTCAGTAAAACTTCATCTTTTAATAGGTTTGAAACATCATTAATTATAAAATCATCATTAGCCACTGAAGAAAACTTAGTAATGTTATTCTCTTGGGTGTATATTGTCATTGTTGTTCACTTCCTTAGAACATTAATCTCGTTCTCTTTAACTTATATACATTGGTATTATCTTCATTATTTTTAAATATTAATTTACTAACTGCATATCTAATTGCATCTATACAATGATTATAGGTATCTACAGGTTTATTCATATACTCACCTGTTTTCTTATCTTTTGTCCAAGTATAGTTATCAAACTCTTCAATTGTTTTAAAACATCTCTCATCAATTATAATTTCAAACTGACTCATAAATTGAATTCCAATTAAAATACTGTCTTTGCCTTTAGAAGTTGGTATGATTCGTTCAACTCCTTTAACTCTTATTTCTGCTATACTTTTTCGTTCAGCACAGTCAGCGACTATAACTTCTTTTGAAAAACCCAGATTGATAATTACTTCTGCTATCTCATTGTTAAGCATTTCTTTTTTAACAAATTCAGAAATAATATAAAGCTTCTTATTTTCTAAATCTACTTTTACATGTACAAATGCACTTGGGTCATTTATGTATCCAAAGTCTAAGCCGAAATAAGAAGGCAAATGACTAATTTCGTTTATGTTAATCACTCTTTTTTCGTATTTAGGAAAAATTAATTTATCTAGTGTAGCAAACTCACCGAGAGCATAAATCTTATAATAGGCGGGGTTTCTATTGGCCAACTGTTCTAAGTTGCTTTTTGTCATTTCATCTAAAAACTTATTATCTTTATAACTAGACTGTCTTATTAGTACATCTTGAAGCGGTTGACTGGATTCGAAAAATGCTTTATAAACCCAATTTAATTTTGAAACTGGGTTAAACATTAGAAATATTTGTCTTTGTACATGTTTCTTTTCTCTTAGTCGTAATGTAAGTTGTGTATAATCATCCAGGGTAAATTCTGACGCTTCTTCCATAACCACATCAGATATTGCTTTAATTGATTTTATTTTTTCAGGATTATCTAACCCTTTAAATAAAAAAATAGCGCCATTAGGTAGCACTACTTTATTATCAGTCTTATTCCATTTACACAAATCCCAAATCTTAAAATCAATCAAGCAACTTCTTACATCTTCAAACAGGCTATCTGTAATAGTTGCTTGAACTTTACGTAACCATAATACCTTTCTAGGATGTTTCCATTTTTTCAAAGATTTTATAATAACCTTTTGTACGACACCATGTGATTTACCACTTGAACCACCACCATAATGTACCTCAGTAAAATTAGAATAATCTTCTAATATTTCAAAGATATTCTTATTAAATACTTTATTGGGATATTTGAAGTTAAGTTTAATTGTCGTCATCGTAATCACCGATGTTAATTTCTATGTTTTTCTGAGTGATTTCTTGTTCAACTTTATCTCTATATTTATGTGGTAATCTATTTTTAAGCGCAAATATGAGTGATGTAGGATTAGCATGTTCATATTTCTTAACTCTCACTACTTTGCCTGAATTAGTAACTGTTTCTTCTTCATAGTAATAACCTACAGCTCTTTTGTGTAATGCATTTTCTAATTCATAGTCAGAAACTTCTTTTCCTTTTTTTATGGCGTCTAAAAAGTCTGGAATATTCTTTTTCCATTTAATTAAAGTATGTTTTGATACGCTTAGATTTTTAGCTATTTGCTCATCTGTTAACCCATCTCTTTTCCAACCTTCAACTAATCCTAATTTACTCCCTATATCTAACTTTTCATATAAACCTTTTCTAGCCATTTCATTTACCACCAACTCTCACGCTAATTGCTTATAAAAAAACACCCACAAAAGTGAGTGAATTAATTTATTTATTTTTAAAATTTACATGTGCTCTAAAAGGACTTTTTACTAAAACAACATGAACTTCTAATTCGTGCTTAATACACACTTGTTTTACATTTAGCGGTCTCCCATCATTTAATTCTTTTAAAATATTTATCTTGTTATTATCTTCAGTTTCAATTTTAAGATTGGATACCTCAGTTCTTCTATTTATAAAGTCTTTAAACATATCTTCATATTTTAAATTATGAATAATTAAAGTGATATATTCTTTTGCTTTTTCTATTTCAGTAACCACATTAAGTTCTTTACTATTTATATACAACTTATAGCCGCTTAACATTCTATTTCTCTCCTCAACCATATTTATTATATTTTAGTTTATTATATACCAAACAACAAAAGAAACCTATCTGAGAGCAACTCAGATAGGTCAAGGGGGAGGAAAACTTAAATGCCAAAACTTTACGACACTTAGGAGAAAAATCACATCTCCTATATATGTATCAAACATAAGACAAAAATTAGACTATGAATAAATTCGACCTCAATTCTTTATCAATTTTATTTCTTGCCCTTTTTAAATAGTTTTGAACCGTCCCTATCTTAATATTTAATAATTTAGAACATTCTCTATAAGACAACCCTTCACATTTAACCATTATAAAACATTCTAATTCATTGGGAGTTAATTTCATTAATGCATAACTAATTTTATTACTCATATCATCGATAACATCTCTATATTCAACATCAGAAACTTTTTTATACATAGATTCTTCAAACGCTTTAGCTATAACTTGCTGATCAACTAAATAACATTGAGATTTATCAATAGCATTATAATTACCAGGTTGATGCCCCTCTTTTAACCAATCAATTACATAATTTATATCTGCCAACATAGACTTATATAAAGGCAAATCATCCAATTCGTTATTATTAGACTGTTCTAACTTTTTTATTTTACTTAAAACATCTAACCTAGTTTTTCTATATTCTATCAATAAATCTTTCATGTTGTTTACACTTCCTTTAAAAAATAAGGCTAGCTTTCAAACTAGCCTTAAAAAATTTAATATTTTGAGATTACTGAAAAATAAAAAATGTTGAATTTCTTTTTTTAGTATTTCTCAAAATAATAATTTTGATATACTTAAATTACTTTTTAAAGATAGAGAGGTGAAAAATATGGATAAGAAAAAAGTGTTTGAAAAATTAGATGCTGCTAAAGAGTCACAAAAAGAAATTTGGATTGGGATTCTAGGACCTTCAAAAATTACAAAAGAGTATAAAGAAATTTTTCGAATTAAATATGATTATAAATATGAACATGGTTCTCTAAGTGTAATTCCTATAGGCAGTAACACTAAAATTTTAATTGAAATTTCTACAATACTAGATTTTGAAGAATCTTCATCAGAACAACTAACTGTAATAATTAATGAGGAGAGAGCTTAATGCTCTCTTTCCCCTATTATCTTTTTCACTTTTCAAAAATTTCCCTTTTATAAATCTTCATCTTTAATAAAAGTACCGTTTATCGTTTTTCCTTTTCTGTTTTTAATTTCTTCATAGGCGTATTGTAGACACTCTTCTAAAGTCCAACCTTGTTGTTGAGCTAGAATAATTAAAGTTACTATGGTATCGCCTATACCATCTTTAAGTGCTTTTTTATCATTACGTGATAATGCAGCAGCAACTTCGCCCGCTTCTTCATAAAACTTTAGTGCTTGTCTGTCTGAATTACCATTGTGTAAATTTTTATTTATACTCCATTGCTCTACTTGTTTTACTAATTGATTTATTGTGTTATTCATTTTATTGAATTACCCCTTTACTTTTATATAATCGCTCAAATTTTTCCAGTTTCATCAACTACAAAATACTCATATATTAACCTCACCTAAAACTCCACCTACTCTTAGAGTAATCTTCATCATTTTTTCACATCTCAAAAATTATTTATTATTAATTAATAGTTTTTTTCTGTATTAATTATTTTTTATCTTTATCTAACAATTCTCTTTTCTCCTGATCTATAAATTGCTTAAATTCATTTTGTGCTTTAATTACTATATTTATATCGTGTTTATCAATTTTTAAGTCCATGAGCTCAATTAAAATAATTCCGATAATCATAGGTAAAATGTATTCAATAAAATCATACATAAATGCTAACGTGACACTGGCCGATAAAGATATACACATGACTAAACCTAAAATCGTTCTGACTAATCTGTTTAATATATGTGGTGTGATGTAGTATGTAATACACATGATGATGAATAAAATTGAAATGAATAAATGTTCCATATGTATTTTCACTCCTTTTAGAAACTTACTTTATTTCAATAAGTCCTTAATTTGTTTTAAAGCGTCGTCTATTTTTCTACTACTGTTATTCTTAGTACTGCCAATTTGTACAGATACGTTTTGTACCCTTACAAATTAACAGGATACGAAATGATGGTTAATTTTGTTAACTTTGCTTAATCTTATTCTTTCATAGTCTTTAATTTACTTTTATTAATAACTTAAGGCTAACCACAACAATCAATAATTTCATGTATTTCGAACATTATTATCACTCCCACTTTTCATTAAGTTTTCTTTTAAAAGCTGCGACTTTATTTTGAAAACTTTTGTCAGCATCTAGACTTTTATCCTTATCATTTTTGATACTTTCTTTATTCTCAAGCCATTTCGGAGTTAGCTCTTTGCTTTGATATTGTATAGGGGCGTTGCGTCTTTTTCGCATTTCACTTTGCTGTAATTCATATGCTCTTACTTTGTCGATACCTTGCAAATTAGTTTGTAGCCATCCGTTTAATATACTTTTTGCATATCCCCAATTAACTTTGTTTCTGTCTTTAGCAATCTTGAGGGCAGCAATCACAATTTGATTTGCATCTTGGTTAAAAGAATCGAGGTAATAATTAATATCTTCGTAGGTATATTGTGTGATAAATCCGAAGCCATTATCTTGGAAGAAGTCGAAGGCGCTACTATTCTTCTCCTTCTCCTCCTTCTTCTCCTTCTTTACATTCTTATAATTCTTCTCATTCTTTACATTCTTGTTCGTGTTCACTCTTCTGTTCAGGCTATTGTCCTTCTTTTGTTCACACTGTTGTTCATTACATTGTTCATTTTGTTGTTCATTTTGTTGTGCATTTATTTGTTTACTTTGTTGTTCAGTCTGTTGTTTTTTTATTTCGTCTTTTCCTTGATAAATAGCGTAGTTATGCACAAAAACCGTTGTTCCGTTTTTCGTTTTTTTCGTTGTTATCATTTCATCACACTCTAACAACTTTAAAAATTTTCTTACTGTATTTCTTGAAACGCCCCAACGTTCCGAAAGTTTCAATTCAGATGTGTGAAAACTACCCCTCTTAATTACTTTTAAATCTCCACCAATCATAATTTTTTTATCTCTATGATTAGTTAACAAAAGCATATCAATCCACCATTTGAATTTTTGTGAATCATCCCAAATCCAATGATCTATTACTTGACGATGTAGTTTTATCCATCCACTCATTTATCGTTACCTCTCTAAAATGGTAAATCATCATCATTAATTTCTACTTGTGTATTGGCATTTGCGAATGGATTGGGTTGATGATGGTTGTTACTTTGATTAGTATGTTGATAATTATTTTGTTGCTGTGATTGGTAGTTATTTACTTGTGGCGATTGATAGTTATTTGGTTGATAATTGTTTTGTTGATTATTATAAGGTCTTTGATACTGTTGATTTTGTTGGGTATTACTTTCTAAAAATTGGATAGATTCAGCTACAACTTCAGTAACATAGACTCTTTGTCCATCTTTATCATAGTTACGTGTTTGGATTCTGCCTACAGCACCCGCTTGTATCCCTTTACTCAAATATTGACTACATAACTCTGCAGTTTTCCTAAATGCTATTACGTTAATAAAATCTGCGTCTCTATCACCATTAGCATTTTTGAAACTTCTATTAATAGCAAGTGTAAAGCTTGCAACTGCAACTCCCGATGGTGTATTTCTAAGTACTGGATCTTTGGTTAATCTTCCAACTAATACTACATTGTTAATCATTATTGATTACCTCCACTTATTTGTTTATTCCAATTGAGGACTGTTTGTAGAGCTTGCATACAATCAAATACACTTAATTTTTCGTAACTTATAATACCTAATTGTTGTTTAACTCCTTCTACCGTATCTCCAACTCTTTGAGCAAATGTTTCAATACTATTCTTTAAAACATCAATATCGTTCTTATCTGCTTAACTATACTTTTGCTTTTTCTGTTTTGCGTCTGGATCGTCTTCATCTGTTGGAATGTTTAAGAGCTTTAAAATGAAATAACGTTCTGCATAAGTAAGCGCCGTCCCATAGGCCTGTGCCACATCTTGTTGTTGACCGAATGCGGCAAAATAAATTTCAATCTTATCTTTAGTAACACTATCAACTAAGTTATATATTATTTTTAGTATGACTATATGCTCAGTTTTTCCTTTATTGTTTTTAGTTTCAACATGTTGAAACTCTTCAACAGAAGGAAACATTAATAAGCCATGTTCTTCCATTTTAGGACGCATTTTATAAAGTATTTGGCTACCTTCCACATAATCATAGTTATAACCTTTAGCATCTTTTTGAAATCCTTCAATACTTGCTTTAACTTCAGCTATTTTTTGATAAATATTTAACTTTTCAGGCAAACTAATCACCTACTTTTACAGTGTATGATGTAGGTTTTTGGACTAAGTAAATTCCTTCCAATAACTCTCCATTAGAGTCTATTAATTTACCATTCTCTGTCTCATTAAAATCTTTTTTGATATCTGATTGATTTAATTTTTTAGTTACTTTGATATAGTTTAAAAATCCTCTATGTTCTAATTGATCTATAACATTTTGCTCATTACTAATTTGTATCACTTTAGACCCTTTTCTAGCTGTAACTTTGCCGTAAGGTGTATTTAACTTAAATTTTGCATCTTTTTCACGTTCTTCTTTAAAATATTCTGTTAGAATATGTTCAAAGTAATCTTTATTATGTTGAAGTTGCTCTGTTTGTTTATTTTGCCATTCCTTAATGCGTTCAATTTCTTGAATAGCAAGTTGATTTATTTCATTTTCTTTAGCTTGAATTGCATCTAATTTTTTAAATGCCCAGTTTGCTTGATCTAAATTAGTTATTTTAAATGTTTCATTTTGGCGTTCAATAGTTTCGATTTCCAATTGTTGTAATTCATTCATTAGATCAAGCCCCTTTTTTTACTAAAATTTGTCCACGCATAACTGCAATAATATAATTTTGCATACGTTCATGTGATTCTGGTTTCACTTCAAAAATCTGTAATAACTTATTATTTGTTTTATATCTATTATGATAATGTAAAAAGTTTATGATTAATTCATTTCTAGGAGTCTTTTCAATTTCCAATAAACAGCATTGGTTTGTATTCTGAAATTCATTAAATAAGTTTTGGTAGATATCGTACATTTTTTGTCTAGGTGTCATTGTTGTTGTCCTCCAAAGTTGTTATAATTTAGTTGGTTATTTTTCTAACTGACTGTTAAGCATTGCCGTGCTTAATGGTCTTTTTTATTTCTTGAAAGAAATAATTATCATATAAAAGAAAAGTCATGATAGCTAATAGTGCAGCAGTACCAATAGCAGTTGTGAAATATAATCCAATCATTGCCAATAAAATTGACATAGTTACAAAAACCAAATTAGCAATGACGAATGAAATAAATGATTTGCACATGATGCCCTCACCTCCTTTAATTGCTGATTCTATTAATTACTTTTTGATAAGCATCTAAGATTTGTGGATATAGATAAATCACTCTTGTTCCAATTCGACGTGTAATTTCTACAATTTCAGGTTCACATACAATTTTATTTTGTAGAGTTGACTTACTTAGCCCTGTAATTGTTACTAGATCTTTAATATCAATTGAAGCGTATTGACGTTTGTAATTTTCTAAAATACTTTCCACCTTTGACTGCACTAACTCATTAATAAAATCATCTTTAATTTCAATTGCAATATTGCTCATAAGTTGTTCCTCCATAATTAAAATTTGCTATCGTTCAGTTTTCCGAACATTTTGATTAAAAAAATATAATCCCACTTTATTAGGTGAAATTTCAAGTAGTTCGCAAATTCTTTTGATTTCCCATTGAGTGAATGAATTTTTCCCTTTCAATTTATGATTTATTGAAGTCCGTGATATCGGAATAGCGTTAGCTAATGAGCTTTGACTATGTCTATATTCTGCCATTCTTTCACAAAGCAAACTATAATCAAATGTATAACTCATCTAAATCACCTCCTTACTTGTTCGGCTTTCCGTACATTTTTATTAAAGCATTCTAGTTTAAAATAGTCAACATATATTTTTCATTTTTCTGTACAAAATTTGTTGAATATAATTGTAAGTTCTCTAATTTAGTAGTATTATACTTAAAGGAGGTGTTCAGAAATATGAACTGTTTTAAAAACAGATTACGCGAAGCTATTGATTCTAAAAAATATTCGCAATCTGAATTATCAAGGCTGACAGGTATTGGACGTAATTCAATTAGTGATTATTTAAATGGAAAATACGAAGCTAAACAAGATAAAATTTATATTTTAGCAAAAGTGCTTGATGTAAGTGAAGCTTGGCTTTTAGGCTATGATGTTAACCCTGAACGCCTCAGTGATGACGATAAAAGATTAAGTCATAATGGAGAAATTATTGCAGCACATATAAGTGATGATGTAACAGATGAAGAAATGAAACAGATAATAAATTTTATAAACTTTATAAAAGATAATAAAAGCGATAAATAAAAAGAGACGCTAATTTATTACTAATACCTATTTGATTAGTATAATTGTGTCTCTTTTTTATTATATATATTTTTAGCATATAGTTTACTTCTCTAGCAATTAGTGATGATAAACATAAAAATTTAAAATTTCAATTTTATAAAAATAAACTGAAAAGGAAGTGATCTACTATGCATAATTGCAAGGAGATGGTAAATAAAATTGAAGTAAAGTATATAGACTGCCCCGAAAAATTAAATGGCTTTATATGTGGTAATAATTTATATATAAGTAAATCTATTATTCCTGATTTAACAGTAAATGAAAAAGTAGTTTCGTATAGTACTCGACAGATAAATAAACTTAACTCTCTAGCCATCAGTTCTGTAAGTGAATTTATTCCTCTTGATCAACTCATCGAAGCTATTAAAAATCCTCAATTAAATTCATACTCTAAATTAGCAATCTACTTTAATACTACTTCAATTTTTATTAAACAAACTATAACTTTTTACAAAATCAAATATCCTAATTTAAATCTAATTAATGCCATTGATAATTAGCTTATTTTCAACTTAAGGAATATACATCTAGGGAGTGATAAAATGGCATCATTTGAAAAAAGAGGAAATAAATGGCGTTTTAAAGTACATTTTAAAGACCATAATGGAGATAAAAAATATATATCTAAATCCGGTTATAGAACGAAGACTGAAGCCAAAAAAGCAGCTATTGAAATTGAAAGTAAATTAAATAAGGGCTATAAAGAAGAAAAAAGCTACACTTTAACTGCATGGCTTGAATACTATCTAAATACTTGGCGTAAAAATAAAATTAGTGATAGTAGTTTTGAAATTGAACAATTTTCAAAAAAAAGAATATTAGATTTCTATAATGATATTAATATTAAAGACATTACACCATCTATGCACCAAAGTTTTATCAATCATTTAATAGAAAAAGGTTATAGTAAATCTACTTTATCTAAAACTCACAATTTGCTAAAGCGTAGCCTTGAAAGAGCTAAGTATGATAGATTAATATACTTCAATCCTTGCGAAGGAATTACACTGAATCATAAAGATTTAAAAATTAAGGATAAAACAAAGTACTTACCTAAAGATAAAGTTAAGCCTTTTTTAGCAATGGTTAAAAAAAGAGATGTATATCAATATTTTTTATTTAGAACTTTAATAGAAACAGGTATGCGTATTGGTGAAGCTAGTGCATTATGTTGGAAAGATTATGATAGAAAATTAAAAACAATTTCAATCACAAAATCTTATGATCAAAAAAGAAATAAATTCGGCCCTACTAAAAATAAGGAAAACAGAATTATATTTATATCAAATGAATTAGCTAATGAATTATTTAAGCTTAAAACATTACAAAATGGTAATAAGATAGCTAATTCAGACTTCTATAATAATTCCTATGATTACATATTTTGCAATGAATTTGGTGAGC